ATATATGCTGGTAAAGAAAAAGAAACTGAATGTCCTGTTGTTATTACCACTTGGCAATCTATCTATAAGTTACCTAGAACATACTTTGAAAATTTTGAAGTAGTTGTAGGAGATGAAGCTCATCAATTTAAATCAGCGTCGCTCGTAAAAATTATGACTAAGCTGCATCAAGCAAAGTATCGTTATGGTTTTACTGGCACACTTGATGGTACACAAACTCATAAACTTGTATTAGAAGGATTATTTGGTCCATCATATAAGACAGTTAAGACTCATGAGTTAATGGAAAAGGGATATCTTGCTGAGTTAAATGCAAAAATTATTTTATTAAAACATCCTGCTATATGTTTTGATACTTATGAAGAAGAGATACAGTATTTAATTAGTCATGAACAAAGAAACAAATTTATAAAAAATTTGGCGTTAGATTTAAAAGGTAATACTTTAATACTATACAGTAGGGTAGAAACCCACGGTGAAATACTTTACAATATGATAAATATTAATGAACGCCAAGTGTTTTTTATACACGGTGGTGTAGATGTTGATCAAAGAGAAAAGGTTCGTGAAATTACTGAAAGAGAAAACAATGCGATTATTGTTGCTTCCTACGGTACTTTTAGTACTGGGATCAACATTAAGCGGTTGCACAATATCATCTTTGCTAGTCCCTCAAAGTCCAGAATTAGAAACCTCCAATCCATCGGGAGGGTACTTCGACAGTCTAGGGGAAAAAAAGTAGCAACCTTGTATGACATTGCAGATGATTGTTCGACTGATGTAAAACGAAATTACACTTTGAACCATTTAATTGAAAGAATTAAAATCTATAATGAAGAAAATTTTAATTATAATCTTGTTAAGGTATTATTGAAGGAGAAAAAATGACCGAAAAAGATTGCTACTTTGTATTTAAATTAGTTTCTGGAGAAGAAGTTGTTTCTTTGACTACTATGGATGATAGTGGAATAGAACCTTGTTTCTTTTTAGAAAACCCGTTAAAGGTTGAGTTAACTCATAAAGGAAATCATACTATGATTAGATTGGTTCCTTGGATTGCAATTGTTGAACAAGATATATTCAAAATAGGATTTGATAAAATTATTACTATGAATGAATTAGAAAGTGATCATGACATGGTACAAGCATATGAACACTATAACTATTCAAGAAAAAATAGTCAACACCATAAAGTAAAGATAAGTGAAAAGATGGGATATAAAGGTAGTGTTGATAAAACTAGATCCAATCTAGAAAAAATATTTACTACTTCAGCTGGTATAAGTACTACAGTATAATAGATATATTGTTTCCCTGAACCCTCACAAGGGTAATTGTACAGGTAATTGCTACTTGTGTCAAGCTGTGTTATAATACCTACAGATTAGATAATAGTATGCCTAGAAAAAGATCAGACCATTATGTTAATAACAAAGAACTCTTAGAGGCAATGGTCGTCTATAGAAAAAAGGTTTCTATTGCTAAAGAAAATGGTACAGATCCACCTCCTATTAGTAATTACTTAGGTGAGTGTTTCCTTAAAATTGCAACACACTTATCATATAAACCAAACTTTGTAAACTATATGTTTAGAGAGGATATGATTGGTGACGGTATTGAAAATTGTGTACAATACATACACAACTTCGATCCTGCTAAGTCTAATAACCCATTTGCATACTTTACACAGATAATTTATTACGCTTTCCTGAGGCGAATACAGAAAGAAAAGAAACAGTTAGAAATAAAAACTAAAATAATTGAACGAACAGGATTTGAACAAGTGATGGTTGTAGAAGAAGGTGCAGGAGGTACATCTTCCGATTATAATACTATTAAAGATAACATTCAATACAAAAATTCTAACAGATGAGACTAACACAAAAAGTAATTGACGAAATTCAAATTGCAATGACTCACACCAAAATGAATGGTGATCTAAATTGGATAGATGGGGATGAGATTGATGTGTGTCTTGGTGGAACATTTGCTGGTGACAAATTTATTTCTATAATTAATAGAACAAGGAGCAACACTACAAAGAAAAATGACAATACCATTACAACCTAGGGAAGAGTTGTTAAAACAATTGAAAGAAAAATGCTACCGTAAAGGTGAATTTAAACTTTCTTCTGGCAAAACTAGTGAACACTATGTCAATTGTAAACCTGTCACATTAACTGGGCGTGGGTTGACTCTTGCTGCTATGATGTTACTAGAACACATTGAAACTCCCTTAGTGGCAGGTCTTACTCTTGGTGCTGATCCTTTAGTGTCAGGTGTTGCAGTTTGTTCTGCAACTTTACACCATACTGGTCAATGTCACACATGCCTTTACTTCCAAGAAACTCATTTAATTGAATTGCAAAGAAGAGATCCTATCCTAGTAGATGCTCTTATAGTTCGTAAAGAACCTAAGGGACATGGTACAGGTGCATGGATAGAGGGACCAAAGTTTCCAAAAGGAACTAAGGTAACTGTATTAGAGGATGTAACTACTACAGGTGGATCTGCTATTAAAGCAGTAGAGAAACTTCGTGATGCTGGTTATGTCGTTGAGCGTGTTGTAACCATCGTAGACAGGCAGGAAGGTGCTACTGAAGCGATGAAAAATTCAGATCTTGAATTACAAAGTTTATTTACTATTGAGGATTTAACAGAATGAGAATAGCAGGTGCTCAGATTCCTGTAGGCACGAACATACAGGCTAATAAAAAAGAAATTTTTAAAGCTATTGACTGGGCAAAAGAGAATGAATGTGATCATATCATTACTCCAGAATGTGCTCTTTCAGGTTGGATAGGTGACTGGGTAGAAAATTTTGATGAGATTCTTGATGCTTTAAAAGAAGTTGAAGATCATCAGAAGACAGCTGCAGTTGGACTTCATTTAGGTACTAACTTTATTGAAGATGAACCCTACGGAAGAATTAATAGAAATGAAATACGATATTACAATTCTTTAGGAATATTTTCTGGTAAGACATACAAGACTCATACTATTGGAGATATGGAAAGAGTATTGTATAGAGATTCGAGGTTTGATCCACTTAGCATTACTGATTTATCTACTCCAAATAGTCCAGGAAAATTTATTGCTGGATCTATGATATGTAATGATATGTGGGGTTCTAATAGTGGTAGTTTAACAGATCATCATAGATTAGATAGAGAAATTCCAGTTCTGTATAAAGAAACAGGTATAGTTAATGTTATGCTTCATGCAACTAATGGAAGAAAATGGAATACTACTAAAGGTGAGGATTTTGAATGGGAGATTATGGATGTATGGCATAATGCACATTTGAGAATGGCATCTTTTGCTCATGCAATACCTATACTTACAGTTGATTCATGTACTGAATGGGATTGGGATGGTGATCAAGACAATGTTAATGATTGTCTTACATCTAGTCAGAGTGGAGTTCTTCTTAGTGGTAGTTGGATGAATGATGTTTCTAGAAGAGGTTGTCAGTATTTTAAATATGATTTTAAAAATTATTCTGAAAGACCACCTGCTCCTGGTCAAGCAATTACTATGGATGTTAAAAAATGAAAGTAGCAATTATCACAGACCAGCACTTCGGTATGCGGAAGGGCAGCAGGTTGTTCCACAATTATTTCCAAAAATTCTATGAAGACATCTTTTTCCCCACATTGGAAAGGGAAGGCATCACGACCCTCATCGATATGGGGGATACTTTCGATAATCGTAGGTCGATTGATCTATGGTCTTTGGAATGGGCTAAAAAGAATTACTTTGACCGTCTCCGTGATATGGGGATTACTGTCTACACTATTGTGGGTAATCATACTGCCTATTTCAAAAATAATAACTCAGTTAATACAATTGATTTACTTCTACGAGAATATTCTAATATGGTTCTTATCAGAGATCATGCTGAATATACAATTGGTGACACAAAATGCCTCTTCTTAGGGTGGATGAATGAAGAGAATGTGCCAAAGATAAAAAGAAAAATTAAATCATGTAAATCTAAAGTTTGCTTTGGACATTTAGAACTTACTGGTTATCAAGTATATAAAGGGTTTACCCAAGAGCATGGTGCTAGTGGTACACCAGAGATTTTTCAGAAGTTTGATAAAGTATATTCAGGACATTATCACACTAGATCTAATGATGGTAAAGTTTATTACTTAGGTAATCCTTATGAGATGTTCTGGAATGATTGTGAAGATAATCGTGGATTTACTATCTGGGACAGTGATACCTTTGAACATACTCCTATAGATAATCCACATAGGATGTTTTATAAGATCTATTATAATGATACTCCTTATCAAACTTTTAATTCTACAGAATATGAAGGTAAGATTGTAAAAGTTATAGTTCAAAAAAGAACTAAACCAAAAGACTTTGAAAAATTTATTGATAAACTTCATGCTGTTGGTGTAGAAGATTTAAAAATTATTGATAGTGCTGATTGGAATCATGGTTATATTCATGGAGAAAATTTTGAAGCTGAAGAAGATGAAAACACTATTGCTTTATTAAATAGATTTATCGATGAGTCTGAAATTGATCTTAATAAGGATAGAGTTAAAGAACTCATGGGAACTTTATATGCTACAGCTTGTGAGGTTGACTGATGTGGTTACTGACAGAAGAAAATAATAAAGATGGTGCTTATGCTGTTAAAGATATTGCTAATGATAAGGTTTTATTTTTATTTGAACAGGAAGATGATGCTGAACGATATAGACTTCAGCTAGAAGATAATGAAGCAAGTGGTATGGAAATACTAGAAGTGGATGAAGAGGTTGCAATAAAGGCGTGTGAGGTGTATAATTATAAGTATGCTATAATCACTTCCAACGATTTTGTGATTCCACCAATACAAGATGATTCTGTTCAAAACGATTAGATGGAAAAATTTTCTGTCTACTGGAGATAGATGGACAGAGATTGAATTAGACAAAGAAGGTACTACTCTTATAGTTGGTACTAATGGTGCAGGTAAATCTACTGTGTTAGATGCCTTGTGCTTTGTATTGTTTAATAAACCCTATAGAAAAATTAATAAAAGTCAATTAGTCAATACAACTAATGAGAAAGGTACAGTTGTAGAAATTGAATTTTCTGTTGGTATTAAAAATTACTTGGTAAGAAGAGGTATTAAACCTAATATGTTCGACATTGAAATTGATGGTCGAATGCGAAATAAAGAAGCTGATGATAGAATTAATCAAAAGATTCTTGAAGAACAGATTCTGAAATTAAACTTTAAATCATTTACTCAAATTGTAATACTTGGTAGTAGTAATTTCGTACCATTCATGCAATTGAGTGGTCCTAATAGAAGAGAAGTTATTGAAGATATCCTTGATATTAAAATATTTTCTGCTATGAATAATCTTCTTAAAGAAAAACTTAGAGAGAATAGAGATACTGTAAGAACTTTAGAATTAAAAAAAAGTAATCTTAATGACAAGGTTACAATGAAGGAAAATTTTATAGGAGAACTAGATAAAATAGGTAAAGAAAATATAAGAGAGAAAGAAAAAAAAGTTAATACAATTGCCATAGAAATTGATGAATTATTAAAGAAAAATGAATTATTAAATAATAATTTAATTACAACTCAAACACATTTGCAAACTGTATCAGAGTCGCCAAAACGCTTACAAACATTAGGGTCTTTAAAACAAAAGATATCTAATAAAGTATCAAGAGTTACAAAAGAACATAAGTTTTTTACTGACAATACGGTATGCCCAACTTGTACCCAAGATCTAGAAGAATCATTTCGGTTAAATAGAATTGATGACGCTCAATCTAGAGCAAAGGAACTCAGGGATGGCTATCTACAGCTTGAGGAGTCGATAAAAGAAGAAACAAAAAAAGAGCGTCACTTCACAAATTTAACCAAGGAGATTTCAGACTTAACTTATGACATTTCTCAAAATAGTGTTCAGGTTAGTGGACTTCAGAGACAAACAGGAGATCTACAACAAGAAATTCAAACTGTTACCAGAAACCTTCAAAACAGAAATACTGAGCATTTAGAATTAGAAAAGTTTAAGGAAGATCTTAATAAAGTATTTGGACAACTTGCTAAAGAAAGAGAAGAAATAAATTACAGCGACTGTGCTTATACACTACTTAAAGATGGTGGTGTTAAAGGTAGGATTATAAAAAAATATTTACCTTTAATTAATGAACAGGTAAATCGTTATCTTCAAATGATGGATTTTTATATAAATTTCTATCTTGATGAAGAGTTTAATGAAACAATTCAAAATCCTATACATGATAGGTTCTCATACGCTTCATTTAGTGAAGGTGAAAAAATGAGAATAGACCTAGCACTTCTTTTTACATGGAGAGAAGTTGCTAGGTTTAAAAATTCTGCTAATACCAATCTTCTTATTATGGATGAAGTATTTGATTCATCACTAGATGGGTTTGGTACTGATGAGTTTATCAAAATCATTAAGTATGTTGTTAAAGATGCTAATGTGTTTGTCATATCTCATAAGGCAGATATGCTTGATAAATTTAATACAGTAGTAGAATTTGTTAAAAAGGGCGGGTTCTCTTATTCAACTAAGAGCGATGCAGACAGTAAATAAACTGTCCACTAGGATGCTAATTGCATCCTTTTCTTTTGTATAATAGATGTATCAACAAAAAAAAAACTATGAGTAGACCACAAGGCGTTATTCTTTCACCGACCATTGATTATCTTTCAATGGATGATGAAGAAGGAGCAGTAGGTGTTATGATTTTTCGTGGCACTGCTACACAACCAGCACAAGTTGCTTCTATAGAAGATCGTGATGACTTCCGTGCAGCTTACGACCAATTCAAAACATATGAGGACTATGTGTAATATGGAAGTTATCTTAGAAAGATTTCCATACAAATTTGTACAAAAAGGTTTGTTGGAAATTAATGGAGAACCTGACTTTCGTATTCAAAAATTTAACGAAATCACTAGACAATACAATGACATGTATTATCTTGATAGTTCTAAGCAACTTGATTGTTGTTTAGAAGATCATGAGTATGTTAAGTGGTTAGACCCCGATCCAGAGGTCGCTGCTTATCCAAACAAGAGTGATGTTGTAAGAAGTTCTTATGACTAACTCTTGGAGCTTGCTCTACCATACAATTAACGGAACACTAGATGAGGTATTTCCTACTATGACATCGAATTCAGGAATTGGAACACACTCTATTGGTTGGGTATCCCAACTTGGGGAGGTTTCTATAGACACGAGTAATTGTCCACCAGAAATAGAAAAACCTTTTGTACACTACAAGTACAATGAGGATAAAATTTTAGAAAAAACTAAAGAGTATATTGGAAGAACATATAGTTCTCATTATTCTTACAATGATAGAGTACAAACACTAGATCTTATTGAAGCAGTCGGGGATGCATCTGCATTCTGTCGTAGTAATATTCTTAAATATGCATCACGATATGATAAGAAAGGAACTACAAGGCTTGACATTGAGAAGATAATACATTATGCTGTACTTCTATACCACTTTGAAGGATTAGACAAGGACTCTACTAATGGATATGAAACTTTCTGAAAAAACAATTTCTCTTCTGGAGAACTTCTCATCAATTAACCAATCTATTCTCGTTAAGAGAGGTTCTAAACTTCGTACTATTAGTGTGATGAAGAACATCCTTGCAGAAGCAGATGTTGATGAGAACTTTGAGAGAGACTTTGGGATCTATGATCTACCTCAGTTTCTTAATGGCGTTAACCTTATGAAAGATCCTGATCTGGATCTTAAGAATGAGACCTATATGATTATCCGTGAGGGTAAGTCAACTAAGGTTAAGTTTGCTTTTGCAGATCCTGATTGTATAGTTATTCCACCTGAGAAGGAAATGAAACTTCCTTCATCCGATGTAAATTTTCAGCTGGACAGTATTCAACTTGGCAAACTATTGAAAGCATCTTCTGTATATCAGTTGCCAGATCTTTCAGCAGTTGGTAATGGTAAAGAAGTTACATTGGTAGTTTCTGATCGTAAGAATGATAACTCTAATGAGTATACTCTTGTGGTTGGTAAAACTGAGCAGGTCTTTGAGT